TGGACAATTCCTAATTCATGTAGATATGCTAAACATTCAGCAATTGTTTTTACTAATTTTTTTAATTCAATGTCTTACGTATTAGTGGTATGGGGGGGCTTGCCTACTCAAATTAAGCAATGTATATACTTTTCAATATATTTTATACATTATACTTATACCAAAAAATGTTATTTTAATATAATTATTTATGTTTTATAAATGATTATATATATTGCATTAGTTTTTGCTTTTCAAAAGCAAAAATAAAATACCTTAAAATTATAATTATTTATATAATTATAGAATATGGAAACATTCAATATAGTTAAAGTAATTGAATCTAATCCTAACACAAAATTATCAAGTACATATAATAATAAATTAATTGAAAAAATAAAAAATAATTTTACTTTAGAAGAACAAAAATTATATATTGTGTCATTTTATTCTTATCTTAATTATGATGAATTTAATGATTTTGTAATAGATTTAGATGATGTTTGGAAATGGTTAGAATTTACAAATAAAGCAAATGCTAAAATTTTATTGGAAAAACATTTTACTAATAATATAGATTATAAATCTTTGCTTGACCCTAGCATTAAGCAAAAAAAAGAAGGTAGAGGTGGACACAATAAAGAAGTATATTTATTAAATATAAATTCTTTCAAAAGATTATGTTTAAAAGCAAATACTAAAAAATCAGATGAAATTCATAAATATTATGTAAAATTAGAAAATATTTTACACAAAACTCTTCAAGAAGAAAGTGATGAATTTAAAAATCAGATAATAAAATTAGAAAATGATAAAACAAAATTAATAATTGATAAAGAATTAGAAAAACACAAAATATTATTAAGAGAATTTGGTTCTTCAGGTTCATTAGTTTATATTATTAAAGTTAAATCATTTGATGATAAAACTTATGTTGTAAAAATTGGTGAAAGTAGAAAAGGATTAAATGATAGATTTGATGAACATAAATCATCTTATAATGAATGTATTGTATTGGATTGTTTTATAGTCAAAAGGTCAAAAGATTTTGAATCATTTATTCATAATCATGAATCAATTAAATTACATAGAAAAACAGATTTGAAGGGACATGAAAATGAAAGAGAATTATTTTTAATTGGAGATGGGTTATCATATAATTTTATAGTAAATTTAATTAAAACTAATATCAAACAATTTGACTATTATAATCAAGAAATTGAAATCGATAAATTAAAATTAGAAAAAGAAAATTTAAAAATACAATCAGACAATATCAAAGCATTAACAGAATTAAATTTAAAGAATTCAAATTTTATTACAGAACTATTAAATTCAAATAAAATATTAATGAATAAAATTGAAAGTCTTGAGAAAAAAATAGATTTACAATCAGAAAAAATAAATTCATTACAAATAAAAAATACAACTAATTTTAATGAACCTTTAAAAACTATTGGACCAAGGTTACAACAAATTAATCCAGAAACATTAAAATTAGTAAAAGTGTTTGATTCTGTTAGTGAATGTATTAAAGCAAATTCAACACTAAAACGCTCTTCAATAGCAAAAGCAGTTAAAGAAAATACAATTTATCATGAATTTAGATGGTGTTTGATTGATAGAGAATTAGATGCAAATATATTACATAATATTCAACCAACAAAACCAACCAAAATTCAAAATAATGGTTATATAGCAAAATTAAATAAAGAAAAAACAGAAATATTAAATGTTTATTTGGATAGAAAAGTTGCATCATTATCAAATAGTTTTCAATCACATAGTGCTTTAGATAATCCAGTTAAAAAATTTTCTATTACAAATGGTTTTTATTATTGTTTATATGATACTTGTTCTGAAGAACTTAAAAAAAAATTTGTTGAAAAAAATAAAGGAGAACCTATATTATATAAAAATGGTATAGGTCAATATGATATAAATAATAAACTTATTAAAGAATTTGTTAGTAAATTTGATTGCGAGAGAAAATTGGGTATTAGTGATAAAAGTATGAATAAAGCATTAGAAAAAAATATTGCTTATAACAATAATAATTTTAAACGATTACCTGAAAAAATAAAATGTTTTGATTAAAATTTTATTAAATAATTATTTTTGTAAGTATTTAATTTTTATAAAATAATACATATTTATATATTATAATGTATTAAAAAAAATGAAATAATATAAATATAACATAATTATAAATACATTATAATTATGGAAAAAGAAGAAGAAAAAGAAAAAAAAATAAAAAGAACAAGAAAGAAAGATGATAATATTCATTCCTGTTATTGGTTAAATCAAAAAGGAGAACCATGTCCTTGGAATTCAATTAGTCCAGATAAAAATTATTGTAAACGTCATAGCATATATGAAGAAGAATTTACACCAGAAGATATTAAATTGTTATTAAAATGTTCCGGATGTAAAAATTACTTTAAACAAGAATCAGAGTCCACAAATAAAACTTGTTCCAAATGTATTGAAAGAGCAAAAACAAATAGAACAAAAGAAAAAGAAGAAGAAAAACAAAATCCTTTAAAGAAATGTTTAAGATGTATTGAAATGAATAAAACCAATCCATTTGATGCTTTAGATAATGATGATTATTGTGGAAAACATCAAACATATAAACAATGGAAAGAACTAACCAATTCAGGTTCAAAAGTATGTATAAATTGGATAAGAGGATGTTTTAATGTTATTTTGGATGAACATAAAGTGTGTGAAAATTGTAGAAATAAAAGCCAAGAATGTGAAAAAAAAAATAATAAAATTAAAAAAGATAAGGCAAATGAATATAACCAACAAGAAAATAATAATAAATTAATGTGTTTAATATGCAACAAAGTTGATGAAGAAAAAAATTTTATAAATAATAAGTGTTTAAAATGTTATGAAAATTACAGAAAAGCAGAACAAAATAGAAATAAATCTGAACCAATTAACAAGGTTATATCATATATTAAAAAATCTGCATCAAATAGAAATATAAATTGGAATATAACAGATGATGAATGTATAAAATTGTGTAATAATAATTGTTATTATTGTAATAGATTAATTGGTTTTAATGGAATTGACAGAATTGATTCATCAAAAGATTATAATATTAATAATTGTGTGAGTTGTTGTAAAATATGTAATTATATGAAAGGTGATAAAACTGTAAAAGAATTCATTGATACTATAACATATATATTATCAAAAAATTTTATTATAGAAAAAAAATGGATTAAAGATGATGAGAAAAACTTTAAATGTGGTCAAAATGCTTCATTTTCACGTTTTATTAATGAATCAAAAAATAGATTAATAAATAATGATATAATAAAAGAAACATATGACATAATTATAACATTACCTTGCAATTATTGTAAAAATAGTTTTATAAATGGTTCAAGAGGAATTGACAGAATTGATTCAACTATTGGATATATTTATGGAAATATAACGCCTTGTTGTTATACTTGTAATTTGATGAAAGGAATATTATCACAAGAAGAATTTTTTAAACATTTAAAAAGAATATATGATTTCATTGTATTAAAAAAAATAAATAGTGAAGAAAAAACAATTAAAGAACAAATATTAACAATGTGTAAAAATATTAAACCATTTGAACACGAAAAATTCTATTATTCAAATGATTATTATGAAAATTTAATGCTAAATCCACAATCAATAAATGACATTAAAAAAATTAAAATTTCATTAGAATTTGTTGAAAATAAAAAACAACAAGATATATGGAATTATTATAGAAGACATGTATCAAGTTTAAAAAAAATAAAAGATGCTAAATTAATTGGAAGACAAATATATATATTAGTAAAAGATTTAACAACATCAAAATATTTGGGTATTATTAGTTTAAGTTCCGATGTTTTTAGTTTTGAAGACAGAGATAAATACATTGGTTGGAATTTGGAAGATAAGAAAACAAAATTAAGTACATTAATGAATATGAGTACGTGTGTTCCTCTTCAACCATTTGGATTTAATTTTAATGGTGGTAAATTATTAGCAAGTTTAGCATTTAGTAAAGAAGTTCAAGAATATTTTCAACAAAAATATAATGAACCTTTGTTAGGAATAACAACTACATCCCTATATGGAAAATCAATTCAATATGATAGATTAGAATGTTTAAAATTTGTTGGTTATACAAAAGGTAATTCAGTTCAAAATATTCCACCTGAAGTCACTAAATTATGTAATCAGTATTTAAAATCAGAATTTGGATATAATTATAGATTAGCAAAAAAATTTATTATTTTACAAAAAACATTTGATAAATTAAATATTCCAAAAGAAGATATTTTGACATCAAATCCAAAAGGTATTTATTTTGGTTTTACATTTTCTGAATCAAAAGATTATTTAAGGGGGAAAATATCAAATTTAAATAAAATTTTTAAACTAAATCAAAATGATTTAAAATCTTCCAATCAAATTTTCAATTGGTGGTTAAATAGATGGGCAGAAAAAAGATTTAATAATTTATTAAAAACAAATAATTTTAAAAATAATTTAGATATTGAATAAATCCCACTAATCAAAAACATTATACACTGTAGTTTCAAATGGATATATTTATACATATAATTAATATATTTACATCAATTAGTTTGTAAAATGAAATCAGTTGATAAAAGTGAAACTAAATTGATTGAATATTTAAATATAAATAATATGACAGACATAACATTAGTAATGTGCATTTACAAAAACATAAATTAAGTGATTATTAAATTAAAATCAAAATGTATTTGATTATCAATAACTTTTGGATTATTAATTTTATTATTATTAATTTTTTTAATGTAATTAATAATACTATTTAAATTTATTTTATGTGAACCAATTACTAATTTATTTATTTTTGAAGGTAATTTAGTTAATTGGTCTAATGAATTAATATTTATATTTAATTCTTCTATTTGATTTGGTAAATTATCAAAAGAATAAGTATATTTTTTATTACATAGAAATACAAATTTTATTAAACTATCGGGTAAATAATTTAATGGTTGAGAATAATTTGAATTAAGATATAATGTTTTTAATCCAGATGGTAAATTATTTAGTTGATGATTAAAAATTTCACACGATTCCAAATATAATAATTCTAACCCAGAAGGCAAATTATTTAATTGATAATTAAAATTTTTATCACAACAAAAATAAATATTTTTTAAATTTTCTGGTAAAAAGATATGTTTATAAATTATCTCATTAAGATAAATAGTTTTTAATTTAGTAAAATCACTTATGTCTATATGATTTTTAATTATAAAATTATTGTTACATAAATATATTCTAATTTCAGTAACAAATCTATATTGATTAATCTCACTTAAATTTTCAAATTCAAAAAATTCTACACAATAATCAACCCCATCTGTACTTTGTATAAAATCTAAAAATTTCTGTTTAGCAATTGGATTTGATAAATGAATTGTTAAATCATTATTTTGATTTACCAAAGTAATTTGTTGCATTAATATATTTTAGGTAATTTATGAATTATTATTTGAAATTATCAATTTTTTAATATTATATGATAATTTATACAATTAAATGTAATATATTAAAAAAAATTGAATTATAATTTTATTGAACCTAATTAATCGTCATAATTATATATATATTTAATCAAGTCTATTTATATTAAAAATGTCTGATTTTGTTCAAAATAACGATATAAACGTGTCTAATTTAGATACAGATAATTTACCAAAGGAACCACAACAAATGAATATGTGTGTTGTGGGAATCAGGAGTTCCCATCCATATGATACATCCAAATTCACAAATAATGAAACCACATTTTATACTGAAATAAATTATTTTCAATTAACCAAATTGATTGAAATTATAAAGTTAAAATCTGAAGGAAATTCCAATGAGGAATCAAAAACCTTAGATATGAATTTAATGTTTTTGTCTGATTTTTTCACAAATCCTTCGGTAAAAATGATTTTTAGATTTTTGTGTTCACCTGATTGTAATGATGGACATCTATTTATTGATACCAATATTACCCAAACAGTTTATGAATTTGTGAAATTTGTATTACAAAGAGATTGTATAGTAGAATTTTCTGACCATTCGATGGGTTCATTTTTCAATAATTGGGATGAATCTATTATGCAAATGCCGAAACCGATTGAAATTTTACCAATTACTCATTCTGGACCTTTCAAAATGATTGCTGACAAAAATTCTCTTATCAATTCGGTTCATCCAACATTGGTACAAATTGGAAATCTTTCATCAACCGAACAAGTTGAGATAACATTTAATAATTTGGGAGGAACAAAGGTTTATAAAATTATTAATCCAGATATAAAACAACTTAGTAACGGTCGTCAAATTATTCAATCTAATAGATTCAGATCAAGACCACTTGGAATATTTAGAATTGAACAAGATGATATGACAGAAGAAGTTTTAGTTCCTGTTCATTGTGAATTTAATTATTCAAATGGAAAAATTGTTATTTCTTCAACCCATTGGTGTAACTTAGATTCAGTTGAAACACCAGTTGACTTGCCAACATTGAGAAGATATTGTACAGAAACAATGGGTGCTGAAGCAACTGAATTTTTTGAATATTCATTATCATCAGCTCAAGATGATAACGAATATAAAAGAGTAATTTCTGCAACAGTAAGACAAATTTCTTCAGGAACTACTCAACCATTTAAAAAAAATAAAGTTAATCCTAATAATTCTAATGGTGTTAATTCAACTGATGTTAATTTTGATGATTAAGTTAAATTTCAAATAAGTAAAAATGATTATATTTTTATGGATAATTTTTTTAATTAAATAATATTTTATTTATAGTTGTATTTACACAAAATAATCTATGAAAAATTATTCCACAAATAAATAATACCAATAATATTAGTAAAAAATTATTTCCTTCAAACCATAACAAATTTATCAAATATGCAATTAAGATTGTAAAAATTACATCAATAATAGCAATATCAAATAATCTAATTGAATGGATGCCTTTACCTGGTTTTCCAAAAATATTTGAATATTCACAAAACATTTATATAATTAATTATATAAAAATAATAATTTTAAATTAATCCATCAATAAAATTTGCTAAATCATTAGATAGAAATTGAGATTTAACAACAGGATTTGAAATAAAAGGATTTTGTCTAATATATTCAATTCTATAATCCATTGGTACAAAAACAAAATATTTAAGAAAATCTCTATTATTCCCTTCAATCCAAACAGTTCTATTATTTGGATCATTATAAACATGTCTAAAAGTATTTGTAGAATAATAAAAATTTCCATCTAAGTAAACTAATCTTTTCCATCGGCTAGTCCAATGGCTAATATTATGACCAATATTTCTTTGGGTAATTGTCCAATATAAATGTAAAGTACTATCATCTACTTCTGAACCAAAAGCAATATTATCTAATGTTTCATATATTCTAACTAATAAATATATTTCAATTATTGATGAAGTTATACAACAACCATAATAACGATTTTTATTATATCTTGGATCATTTATATTGTTAATATTACTACCTAATAAATAATTATACATAAATAAACCATCTGAATCAGCAAAATATTGTTCATTTAATCTGTTTGCGCCATTTTGTGAATTAATATTATTGATAGTATTTAAAATATTTCTATTTATAATTACAATAAAATAATTTTGTAGATTAGCTAAATTAATTCCAACAGGTAAATTAGGTGGTAAATTATTTTGACCCAATCCATTAAATTTATTAAACATCCAAATTGCTAACATATTTTTCCAACAATGAAACATATAATCATAAACAGATGTTTCATCATATTTATTTATGCTATGATGATTAGTAGCAAACATAACTTGTTTTAATTCATCAATTGTAATTGTTGTTAAATTATTTGGAGAACCAGGAGGTAAATTAATAGGTAAATAAACAGATAAACTATTTTTTAAATTTATTAACAATAAATTAATAAATCTGTAAAATCTTGTATTAATATTTTGACAAAAATCTTGTAATAATTTATCGGGACTTTTACCAATTAATTCATGTCTATAAATTTCTTGTCGTCTAGCTTGACCAGTCCAAAACAATGTCATAAAATTATGTGTTCCGGGTGCAGTTTGAGTTCTGTATCTTTCATTTTCAAATGTCATTAAAAAAGAATGATAACTAAGTAAGAAATTTAAAAACATAAAAGAAGTTATTTTTACAGCGGGGACACTTTTAAATGACACGATTTATAAAAATTCAGTTTTTATAAATTTTAGGTTTTTTAATATATCTTGATTTTGATAATTCTATATCTTTTTTATTTTTTTCTAATGATGACTTAAAGTAATTAACATATGATTCTTTTGATATTTTGTTTATTGAATTTTTAATTGAAGTTTTTATTAAATCATAACTCATTGGTTCATCTTTCTTTATATAATGTTTTAATTGATTGAAATAACGTTCAATTGGATTCATACTATGATTGTAAGGAAAAATATATACATAATCATTCTTTGTTTCTAATATAAATTTTTTAACTAATTCATTTCTATGACAACTCGCATTATCCATTAATATTAATTTACAAGTATTCTTTTTAAGTATTTGATTTATAAACTTAATTAATCGTATATGGTCTGAACCTCCTTTTTCATATAATATCCAATCTAATACTCCTTTTGTTGTAATAGCCATTATTAAAGTGTATTTAACAAATACTTTATTATTAGTTGTTGTTTTATCTAATCTTTTACCAATATATTCTCTTCCTTTTGATATATGAATACCAATAGACACACTCGTTTCATCAATTGCTATAATATTATCCATTTTATATTTTTTTATTTTATCATAAAATTTTTTATATTCCTCTTCATAATCAATTGGTTTATTATATCTTACATCAGGTTTATGTTTTATTTGTACTTGTTTGTATGTAATGTTATTTTGTCTTATTATATTTGATAAATGTGTTTTTGATAAAGTTATATCTTTAAATTTTTTATGAAAATTACCCAAAATATCATCTAATGTTATTGTTGGTTTAGTTTTGATTAATGATAATATATGATTTACATGTGTTTTTGTTATTTTATAAGAGCCTTCTTTTCTACTTTTATTTTTTACTGTATTTTCTTCCAAATATCTATTAAGCCATCTGACTAAACTATATTTAGAACATTCATAAATATCACAAGTATCTTTTAGACTAATACCATTATCTTTATTTTTAAGATAATATTTAACCGCACTTAATTTATAATCTGTTGATTTATGAGTACCCATTTTATATTATTAATTCATAAAAAAATAATAAATATACATAAAAAATATAATATATATCATTAATTATGAATATATTAGACACACATACTTATAATTTAAGTTTTAAATTAGATTATAATACTCCAGATAAATACATTGAAGAATGGAATAAAATAAAAAAAGAAAGTGAAACAACTAACAATAAATATTGGTAAATGGTTTATTGAAACATACAGTTTCCAATCCAGAAGGAGAACTAAACCAAATACCTTTATGTACAATTATTCATAATAGAGATAAAAATGCCGTTCAAAATATGTTATACATAGTAGAACATATAAAAAAAACTGGTATAAGACCAGAAGCCTATACTCGCAAAGAGTTAGACACAAAAACAAATTCATCCCCATGTAAAACATTAATTAACAATAACTAAATCTTGATGGGTGAATCCAAATTTTTACAGTGATGATTGGGACATTTTATATTAATAAGGCGGTGAGTATTATTATACATAAAAATCGTGTCATTTAAAAGTGTCCCGCTGTAAAATCAAGACTATTAGTATCAAATTTTGTACCTGGAATTCTACATAAAGCATTATTAACATAAATTGCACAAATGAGTTGACGTAATATATAACCATGTTCACAATTATTTAATTTATATAATGAATATTGTTCAGTATTCCAATTATCATCTCTATCGGGATTTTTATCTTTTTTTGATATTTCAAATTTATTTATAATATTGATTCTATGAGCATTGTCAAATGGACAATCATTTTTTTTTAGACTTATTTGAGTAGTTAAATTATTATTTTGAAGAATGTCTAAATATATTATTTGAGGTAATGTTTTTTGACAATTTTTTTCAGCTGCCCAAAAATAAAAATCCCATTTTGGTAAATTATTTCCATTTCCATTAGTGGCATCTTTACATCCTTCAAAATTATCTTCAGGTTTAATTCCATTATTAAATATATTTAATAATTCAACTGATTTTGCTTTTAATTTTTCTAAACTTACATTGTCATAAAAATCACTTGATGATAATAAAGGCTTAACTAATATTTCTAAGGCTAATTTATTAGCTTGTTCTTGTACTCTATTATAAACTTTATTTTCAAAAAGAGGAATTTCACCACCAACTAAAATATTTTCACTATAAAAAGATAATTTGTTAGCATAAATTTTACTATTTTTAAATTCGTTTTTATTAATTGAATCAATTAATTTGCTTTGGTATTTTTTAATTTTGTTAATATTGTATGTACTCTTTTATTTTAAATAATTATAATCTTTAATTTCATTTGTATCTCTTGATTTAAATTTATTTTCACAATCTGTTCTAAATCCTATTGGATTTATTCCTCCTTGTTTCCATAATTCACATCTAGTTAGGTATTCTTGATATGATTTAGTATAATAATGATTTATAACTAGAGGTATTTCATTTAGGGTGTCGGGTTTACAAGAATTAGGAAATCCAGTTTCATGATATCCAAAATAATTATTAAAAATTTTTCCTATTTTTTTAGGTAAGTAATTATAATCATGTACACCAAAAAAATCTAATTCTTTGTTAATAAAATCTGTATTAGCCAAAGTTTTATAACTAGAACAAATTTTTTCATGTAATGTATAATTGGATATTACTGAACCCACAGGTTTAGAAATATGACCATTTGACCCAAAATCATAGCGTTGAATTTTAAATGCTTTAATTTGGTTCCATTGTGGTTTTAATTCATTGATGTAATCTGATACTTTAGAATATGATTGGATTGGAATAACGAATTCGTCTAAATCTAACATTAATAAAAATTGACAGTCATTAGAATAATTTTTAACACAATGTGTATAAGCTTGTCTTTGAATAGTTTGGGAACCAATATTTTTTTTATTAACCCAATCAATTAATTTGATAAATGGAATATATTTTGGATTGGATAAATAAGGATATAAATGAATATTAGAATCATTACAATATAAATATATTTGTTCAAATCCTTGTGATATATGATGT